TTACTCCTCGGGCGGCAGGCTCTGCTGGCGCGCTCGCTGCATCGTGGCCACCGAATAGCCGATGCCGCCCAACAATTCGAAGATGCCCCAGACTGGGATCGCGACGCCCTGGCCCGCCGACAGTGCAATTTGCGTGATGCCAATCATTGTCCACACCATCGCGCCGACGGCGCAGGCCATCGGGGACCAGTAGCTCTTGTCGCTGACGAAGAAGAGGACGGCGACCGACAACACGCCGTGTGACAGTGCGATCGAACCCAATATTATGGGATCGAGTTGCACGCTGTTTACCAATCGCCATGTCGAACTGGCCCCGACCAGCTCCGGCCACAACAGCCCGGCGCCGTAAGCCACGCCGTAGAGCCCCATGCAGAGCTGCCAGCCATTGGCGCCATACGGGATGTGCATGCGCACTTCCATCACAGTGCTGCGGGGGTTGCGCATGCGGCGATCGATAATCGTTGCGCCGATGATTGTCGACACGCTGATCAGCAACGCGCCAATCCCGATCCAGATGCCAGGATCGATCATTGCGGTCTCATGTGCCGCCAGATCGCGACGCTATGTACGATCGCGAGAATGATGCGCGGCAATTGATCAGTGATAATGAAGAGCGACCCGCCATCCGGCACATAGCCGTCGGCATAATGCCCGAGCACGGCTTCCGTCCCCGCGCCGATCGCCGTGATCAACACCAGCATCTGCTGCGGTGCCAGGGCAAGAGCCCGCCACAGCGGCTCATCCATCTCCTCGATTGCGAATAGCGCCGCCAGTGATGCGCTAAGCAGAACAGCGAGAAGGACGATGCGATCTGGAATCACCAGCAACAGCGTGGCCACGCCTGTAGATCTATCGGCGCTATGCGATAGCATCAGCGCCGCCGCTAGGATCAAATGCTTACAGCCAACGCAGAGGCAGACGGCGCGCGTCGTCCAATCAGCGCTGCGGCGGTTGCTCATCATGCGTCAACTTCATCGCTGCGCCGCTCGCCGATTGCTGCCGTTCCAGGATCTGCGCGATGCCGATCGGCAGGAAATAGAGCGTGGCGAGGCTGACCACCGCAGTCAAAAACACCTCGACCGCGAGCGCCCAATAATCCGGCACCCAGAGCACCAGAACTTCAAAGATGTGACTGAGGCCGCAGAGAAAGATGAAGGCGGCGAACATGCCCAGCAGCCAGCGCGGCACCGCCCAGATCGCTTGGCTCGCCGCCAACATCATGAACGGGATGCCGAAATAGGCGAATGCCGTCGACAAATGGCCGATCACGGTCAGCCATAAGAGCTTCGACTCCCAGGCGAGGCAAAAGCCGTGCGGGGTGAATTGTGACGCGTCCATGTCTAGCTTTCCCCGCCGGGATACCGCTGAATCGCCCCAAGCAGCACGACTTCGCTGAGCACGCAGCTCACCGCAAAAAATCCGGGGATGCGCCCCAAATACCAGCCGAGATCAAAGCGTTCGGCATTGAAGAGGCCAGCAAGCCGAGCGTGGCCAATAGCGCCTTTACCGCCAACAGGTAGAGACCGCCAATGAACCAGGGCAGGCGGACAACCGGCACGGTGGCAAACGGTGCCGCAACGGCCAATATCGCCGACATGGCAAAACCGATGCCGAGCGTCGCGAGCCGCTCTCTCCGCTGCGGCGCGTCAAACAGCGCGCCGCTGAAACCACTCATCGCCGCCGCCCAATGATCCTGATACCGCAGGGACCAAAGCTCAAACTTTTCGTCTCACCGCTGACCTGCATGCAGCACTCGCCGGTCGCCTCGTCCGCGGTGATGATTTCGCCCGGCACATCGGTGTAGTTGTCGGTACGGACGATTTTCCAGCGCCGCTTGTCTTCGGCGCTTTGCCAAGATTCGAGCTTCATCATGGAGTGCCCATTATGGTCCAAGCAAGATTGCCGAGCGTGGCATCGGAGGTAGCGGGCGCGACGATCGTAAGCACATCGCCTGCGTTGCACACCGTCGCCGAGCTCATCGAGAATGTCGCAACGGTAGCGGATGCGGCGAACACCATAGTGCCGACATCCGCCCCGTTCTTTTGGATACGGAAGATGGCTGTACCCGTCGCCGCAATCGCCGCGGTACCCTGGCTGCCGGTCATCCCGGCCGGCACAGTCGCCGGCGCCGCAAACACATAGTTTTGCAACACGAGATTTGCACTTGGCCTGCCGCTGTAAGAACCGCTCAGGATCGCAGTCAATGACTGACCCGCGCCTTTCACGGTATACGCGTATGCCGGCACATCGGACAGGCTCTGTAATCCGCCACCGACGATGTTCATCGACGTGAATTTCAAATAGATCGACTGACCGATCAGATTGCTCGGGTAGGGAAACCGGCCGACGGTGCGATCGAGCAGCGCAAACTGCGTCCCCGACGGATGATCCGCAATCGTGCTGCCGTAAGCGCCACGGTAAAGCGTCGTCAGAGCGTATTTATAGGATCCGGTCAAAGTCGCGGTCTGATAAGCGACAAGCTCGCCGCCGACATAGCACAACGTAACGAGATTGGCGGCATCGGTGGCCGACACGGAAAGTAGCTGACCTCTGCTTTCGCTCAGGTCGACGGCGAGAGTGTCGGTCGTATCGGGCGAAGGATACGAAGGCAGATCGGTGGTCAAAATCCCTTGCATCGCCGCTGCGTTGACCGTCCCGGCGAGCGCGTAAGAATTGCCGTCGCTGGAGATCCAGACCTGCGCGCCACCCCAATCTACGCCACCCGACAGCGCGACCCAGATCTCGAGGCCGCCGCTCAGCAGTTGCGCGGGAGGTTCGAAGATAATGGGCGGGTTTATACTCCCGGGAGGTGAACTCCAATTCGGCACATAGCCGGCACCTGCCTGTTTCGGATAGAGCACCGCCGTCGAATAACCGCCGAAGAAATCCTCCGCTGTGAAAGTGAGCGTGCCCTCGTCATCTTCCTCGACTGCCGTGATGCGCACGGTCAAAGCCAAGGCGCCGAGCCGAGCATCGGTGATCTGCACAAGGTCCATCGGCTCGAGCAGGCAATACTTCCAACCGAGCTTAAAGGTATAGGTATTGCGAAACAGCAAGGCGCGCTGGAGGAGCAACTGCGCTATCAGCGGACCGAGCGTCACCGGGTCGACGATCGCGCGCGCCTTCAACGAGCTGTCGCGCCGGTGGCCGTAAAGATCGACCGCCGCCTGGTCGAAAGCCTCCACAACCGCAGTATTGTAATTATTCGCGCGGTCCAAGCACTCCAGTTGGACCGAATTCGTAGCATCCGCCGGCGTCGATCGCGTAATCCGAACCGGATCGTCGCTGAAGCCGCCGGTAATTGCACCCGAACCCGAGCGCAGCCCCGAGCCGCCCGGAGTCGCCCCAGAGCCCGCTCCAACACTCGTCTCTTGAACAATAAAGTCGTCGTCACCCAAGCTGTAGATCGCTGTCGTATTGGGTGTGTAGATAGTGCCGTTACCAGTGACAACCTCGTCACCATAGGGCACGATCTTCAACACCCCACCCGACCAGACGATGGAACTGTTGGTGAGTTTGACAATATCCGCGAGATGCTGCTGCGCTTCCTGCTGCGTCTCCAGCATCGGCGACAGCATCAGGCCGAGCGCCTGGCAATAGGTCGCATAGAGTGTTAAATCGCCCAGTTTCGCGGCGGGGAAACCTGCGCCATATCGCGAGTTGGTCAATAGATCGGCGACGACATAAGCCGGGTTCGCGTCAAGACCGTTTGTGCCGCTGAGCGACAGAAGACCGTGCACTTCAAAGGAGAAATTTGGCAGTGTCGCCGTGTCTCCCATTGCGTAATTCGCGGCGACAACCGTAGCCGTTCCGGAATACCCGAGCGCTTTGGCAGAGTGATTCGTCTGCCAGTACGCATCTGGCGCCTGACCGTCATTTCCAATATAGACGGATGCCGGGAGGGAAGCGAGCGTACCGACATTCTTGTCCCACCACACTGTGCCGATACCGGCAATCGGTCCCTGGCACACACCCATAATAATCGACGCGCTGTATTTATATTGTTGGCCACCCCCTTTGCCGCCGCCGCCGCCTTTCCCGACGCGTCCCTGGCGCGAAGCCGGCGTGGCCTTGAAGTCGTCGTAGTCGATCAGATTGGGGGAAACGCGGGTGGTGCCATAAACCAGCGGTATTGCGCCGCCGTGCTGGGAGGTCTGAAACTGCAGCGCCCCCACCGCTTTCTGCTGTTTGGCGTTCGACCCGCCGCCGATGAAGCCGCCCATGATCAAGCATTCGTAAAGGGGTCGAAAAACCGTACCGGGCGACCGGCCAGTGGGGGCCGACTTCCGTCACCGTACACGACCCCGGCATCGCACCATGCGTGGATCAGCAGCGGCCAGGAAACGACGATCGCGCCATGCGCGAAGCAGCGGCCGAAGCGGAACACCGCTACATTGCCGGGTTGCATCCCCGGGCCAGAGCCAGGAACCTCGATCGGCGGCACCTCTCGCGCATATTGCATGAGGCCGTCAAGATAGCGCTCGGCATCGCGGTGCAGGTTCCAGTCAGGCGGATAGAACGGCACGTCGATATGCGGCAGCACGCCCGCTGCCTCGTACACTTCGGCGAGCAGTGTCAGGCAGTCGGCGCCGCTCCCCTTGACGCGGCCCATATGGTGATAAGGCGTTCGCACCCACTCGCGGGCTTCCTCGATGACCGCCAGTCTTCGCGGATCCGGAGAGGCTCTCAAGTCATCGTCAAGCGCATGCGCGCCATGGCCGGCGCCCCAGGAACTGGAGGCGATCGCCTGCTGCGTTTCGTCCATCAGACGGCCGTCTCCGGCGTCGGGATATAGGGAAAACCGCCAAAGTGAATGGCGTTATTGAACACATTCTGGCAAGTCGCAAACATGCGGTCGCAGCCGGGCAGAAGCTGGAACTGATCGCCGGCCAGAACGGGAGAGAGAAATGCCAGTTTCACATAAACCCAGCCTGCACCCATATTGGCAACAGTGCGGCTCGCTCCGCTGTTTGCTCCCGTCACGGCCACAACAGTCCCTTGGACATAGAGGTTGGCCGGATTGGGGATAACCGAAGTGGCGATTTGTGTCTGCGTAGAGCCGGGCCGGGCCGCAAATGTTTGCTGTAGTGCGGCACGATCGAATTGACACATCGCGTCACCAAAATTGTGCGTGCACGACGACTGCCACAGGCGGCGCGGCATTTGGATGTTCAATAGCTCGAGATGTGAGCGGCATTTGAGCTCAATACCGGTACGGCTACAGTCGATATCCGAGATGCGGCCGGCAAACAGCAACACGGTTCCCGGGCTCGTGTCGCCATAGGTCGGCATGAACGCCCGTTCGAGCTGCAACAGCGCGCCGTCGAGTTGCCCTTGCCACGCCGCTGCAAGAAACGGTATCCCGCCGATCAGGTCCGTCGGCTCCGGATAGATCTTGACATCGAGCTCGTCGACCTGCGTCCCGATAACCACCTTGGTTTTGGAGCGCTCGAATTTGGGTCCCAACCCAAAGGTCTGGCCATTCACGGCGATCGCGGTCGACGCTGCCGAATAGCGCAGCACCATCCCGCCTAGGAGAGTGATCGTGTAGAGATCCGCCATGATGAACTGATCGCTGCTGGCGAGTAGCGCGATCAGCGCCGGGCTAGCAGCCTTCATGAGCGTACGGAAACTTTGTTGGCGCCCCCGGGCGACCGGCCCTTGCGGGCCGTCCCGGGGGCGACCCGTGCGCCTTCAGCCCACGGACGTTCCGTGGGCATCCATCGAGGCCCCAGGTCAAGCCCGGGGGTGACTTTTGTTTCGGTCATTGCCTGACCGAAATAAAAGTCAACTTCTTGAGCTGCCACAGTCGGTACATGAAATGCTCGAAGTCATATTTGTCGTCGACGAACCGGCAGCGGAAGTAATAACTGAAGTCGGCGGTGATGATTAGTCCTCCGCCAGGCGCTGTGGTGAAAGTCACCAGCCCGGAGTTCGGATCGACGCTGTAGCTCGCCGGGTCTTGTGTAATCCCGTCGAAATAGACTGCACTTACTATATTAGGCGCAACGATCGGTTCGAAGAAGCCGCCCCCGGTCAGGCTTGACCCCATCGCGCGCTGCAGCTGGAAGGCCGCAGTGCTGGCATTGCCAATGCCGATCTGCTGGCCAGTTACCCTGCAGTCGCTAGGATCCTGAAAGAGGAAAGTGCCAAACGCGCCCTGACACAGCATGAAGAACCCGAGAAGAGTCCGCAGCTCATCGAAGCCGGCTGCCGGGTCGTCGCGCAGGAAATCGTAAACCAAAGCGAACTGCCACAGTGGATACGGATAGTCGAGCGCACGCGACTCGCGGCCGGAGACGGCACGCTGAATCCGGGTCTGAAACGTCGGCGTCTTCGTGACGCTCCAGGCCAACCCCGCCAGCGCCGGGAAAATCAATGCCATTACGTGGTCCGCAGCGTCGAGCCGTTGCGCATCGCTTTGTTGAGGGCGCTGACGAGCAGACTGCCATTGCTTTGAAAAAATCGCTTCACGTCGTGGCTGTCGATGGCCGAAATGTTTATCACCACCGGGCTTGTACCGGCCGCGACGCCGCCACTGGCAGAGATCATGGCCTGCAAGCCTTGGCTGATATTGGCTGGCAGAATCATTTCGTTCTGGTGCACCATGGCCAACTGATCCGAGGGGACCACCCAGCCACCTGCTGCGGAAGCGATCCCGCCGGCGGCAGCCATCACCGTGGCCTCTCCCGCTGCGGCCGGTCCGGCGGCAGCAGGACCAATCAAGGGCGAGAAAAACGCAAAGATCCCGGAGAACGCTTGCGCGGCGTCCGTTGTAATGCTCTTGACCGCGTTTGCCGCCTTTATCGCCAATCCGGCTGCCATCCCCTCGCCCTCGGCTGCGCTGCGGGCCGCAGCCCCCGCTTCGCTCGCAGTCGTCATGGCGAGCTCACTGGCGAGCCAGTTGGTCACCATTTTGACCCCGAGATTGACGAATTCGGCTATGATCGACTGCGTGATCTTCGCCACCGCGCGCTGCAGCGTCGTCGTCCCCAATATCATTCCGGTGATCGAGGTGTCGAACGCCCGTTGGATCGGCTGCATTAGCCCTTGCCAGGTCCGCTGGCTGGTCTGGGCTGCCTGAAAATCGAGCCTCGTCTTGTCGTTTTGAAATCTTTCGTAGGCGAGCAGCTCTTCTTCCCATAGCTTCTCGTGAGCCGCGACCTCTTGCTCGTCGGCGAGCGCGAAACTGCTTTGCGCCGGCCGTAAGGAAGCTTCGCTTCCGATCTCGCAACCATGGAATATATCAGCGTTCGTCGATCCCGCGATGCTCGCCGTCTGAGACTGCAATGCTCCGATGCCGTTGCTGATTTGCCCCGTTGCGACAGTGAGCTGCGACTGGGCCTGTTGCGCAATGTCACCCAGGCCGGCAAGCTGCGCGCGCATCGCATCGGTTGCCGCTTGCACCGCGCTGGCTGCGGCCTCCATGCCGGAGCGCAGCCCATCGATTTGCGCACTGACAATGACGCTGGTTTCAATATCGGCCATCAAGAGCCTCTGGGCGGAAAATTACTCTGCATCGGAGACCTGATCCCGCCCTTATGGGTAGTGCGGTCGAGCGATCTCGGTTCGTAGTTGCGAGCGAGGCGAAGCAATCTCCACCCGCTAGCTCTCACCAGGTTGAGATTGCTTTTTCACGCGGAGCGCTCTTCGTAATGACACCGCGCCTATCGAGCCCAAATTTGCTTTACCAGACGGTCTCGGCCGCGCGGCGCAGCTCTGCAAAATCGAGAATTACCGGCGATAGGCCGGCATGGACATCCTGGACAGCGAACCCGGGCCCCAGCTGGGCTAGGACCGAGCGCACATCGGAGCCGGTCGGCTTTTCCCGTCCGGCGGCTTCCCGCGATACTGACTGGCGCTCGCCATTTCTTAGGCCAAGGTAAGCGGCAACCAGCAAGTGCAGCGGGGGGTGCTGCGCCCAATATCTCGTCAGCTCTTCGATCTGGAAGAGCGTCATTTCGTCGATAACCGGGTAACTATATCCGCAGGCGGTCGCGAGAAGGCCATAGATTTCTCCCCAGCGGTCGCCGTCTCCGACATCTTGTGCAATGGTAATCCTGTGTTTGCGCTCTCTGCCCCCGAGCTCGCCCCGGGGGCGATGGCTTCCCCCAGAGTGGCTCCGACAGGCTTGAGGCCGGAGCCGGTCAGCACGGCGTTCAGAACTGCGCTAGCATTACCCAAATCGAGCAAATTCTCGACCTTGTCCGGCGTCATCTCCGGATAGTTGCGCTGTAGCGCCGCGGTGACGATCTCGACCAGCACCGCAATCTGCGTTTCGCCCATCGAAGCGCCAACTTCGGTCAGTTGCCGCACCTTCGGCATCAGCCGCCGGAGCTGGCCGAGAGTGAGAGGCGGCACGATCCAATCCTGGCCGCCCATTGTTATCGCCACGCCCAGTAGCATCACTCCACCGTGCTCAGATAGCCGATCGTTCCCGATGCGTCGGCGAATGCCATGAAGTCGAGCTCGCTGATCGTCCAGTTATCGAGCTTCGTCGGCAATGACAGTTTTGTAGCAGTACACGCGTTGAGACGGAGAGCGGTGCCGCTGCCGTTATAGGCCGTATAGAACGTTGCCTTGAAGGTAGGAGTGATGCCCATCGGTTGGTTCGTCAGGGTTAGCTTGCTGCCGCTCGTCGCGATGTTGTAGGTGTACGAGATCAGCACTGCGGCGCTGGCGTCGGCGGCCGAGAAAGTATAGACGCCGTTGGCGAAGCTGACCGAGTACTGACCGGCCGCTGAAGGCGTCGTCACTCGGTTGAACCGCCTGCCGCTCCCCGCATAGCTGACCCCCAGATCATCATTGTAGCTCACGGCATTGGCGGGCGTTACGGTATAGGGCGTCGTCGCCGGAACGGTCGCCGCCTCGAGTTGAGAGACTGCGAATTGCCCGGTAACCGGGGTCACTCCAAAAAAAATATCCGAATACAGCAAGCCGAGGATCTGAGCAAATTTCGCTTTGCCGGTTATCTTTCCCTGTCCGCGTGCAATCGCGACAGGAAACTGCAGTTGCCCGTAGAGCTCTTTATCGGTCCAGTCGAAATCGATCTCTATGTCTTGCAGCACCCCGAATTGTCGCGGGCCGACCCCGGAGCCGGTCACATCCGTGCGTTCGCCCCATACTGCGCCCGAGCCGAAGCTCAATTGCATGTCAGATACTCCCTTTCAATAACCGCTTCAGCCTCTCCTTGGCGGCGTGGGCGATATTCCAGGCCAGCGTGTCGCGCGCCACCGGCGAGCCCGGGAAATAGTCAGCCCACCACCGCTCAATCAGCTGATCGATCGAAGCACGCTCGGCGGGTTGAGTGATGCGAGAATCTTCTTCGGCCATTGGCCACTCCTTCGAAGGCCCCCTCCCTCCCCTCACCCGCTAGCGGGGGAGCCCCCGGACGGCCGCCCGCGAAGGCGGGCGTTCCGGGGGTAGGGTGGGGGTCATTAGATGCAAAGGATTTCGACGGGTACGATTGCGATCGCCTAATCGCCGAGAACTCCCTCATCGGTCTGAACCTTGCCCGCGATATAGGCGTGCTGAACCATTTCAGGCAGTCCCAGGTTTTGAATGCCAGTCGTCGGCGACGGTGCGAGCGCGGCTTCGAGAGCATCGATCAACCGGTTCAATATCGCCGCTGGTGCCAGATAGGGGTCACTCGAGTGAGCGTATACATAGAAATCGGCGTAGAGCGTCCACACCACCGGTGCGCCGAGTTTCTTAACTTCGGCTACGCCACCTTTTTCGCTCATGAACAATGCTGGCTGCTCGACGGGAGCCAGATCGGCCCAATGCCGCAGGCGACGATTGGCGCTGGCAAATCGGGCTTCATTCGCCGCGAGCTCCCATAACGCAGCATAGATTGTTTCTCGAACTATCATCAGCCTATTTCGAGCCTCAGCGAGCGAGCGTCACCGCGTCACTGCTGAGCGCAACGCCGCCTCCACCTCGTCGCGGATTGCAGGGTCCATATCTTCCAACGCTGCCCGCAGAAAAGAGCCATCGGGAAGATCAACGCGCTGGCGATACCCTCGCACTTTGATCGCTCTGTCGGATCTCGGGCGTTCAAAGGCTTTCGTCCGACGCCGTAGATCTGCTCTGATGGTCGCCGTACCAGCGACCGCATATTCGGGGCCTGCATATTCGCTGCTGATGGAAACCCGCGCACAGAGCCTGTCGTCGTTCCGATCGACTTGCAGATCGCTATTGGCCCTCACAGAGCCGGCGCGGGCAGCGAATATTTGGTTCGCTAGGTTACCCTCCTGGATCTTGCGCTGAAGCTCAATGCCCAGCTTGGCGATCGAACGGGCGAGCCCGGCAGCGACGACGTCTGGGGTATTTCGCAGCCAAGCCACTACCGCGGCGTCCCCGACGAGGCGGGCGGTAATCATGGGAACAGCGGATAGGGTTGCGGCATCAGCGCCGTTTTACGCCGGTGTCGGCCGAATTGCGGCGATAGGCGCGACGAGACGATATCGTTGCAGAAGCGTCTTGATGGCGTCGCTCAGGTCCTTTTGCGAGTAAGCCACCGCCTCCGCGCCGCCCAACGATCTCGAGATTTCGCCAATGCGCGTGCGCTCGCGATAGCGAAGCGCGACCAGCTCGATGCACGCCTGTGCGATATCGGGCGGCGTGGCCGAGTAGCCGGCCGTATATGAGACAACGACATTCTGCGCGCCCTGAGTGAACCGATAACCGCAAACTGAAAGCTGCGTGGAGCTGAAAGTGTACCCCGCGGCGCCAATGGAACTGGCAGCAGGGATCGGCAAACCGTCTATCGTCAACGACAGCACGGCGGTGACCGGAAAGCACGCGAATTGCAGTCTATCGCCGCCGCTCCCATCGCGGACTTCTAAGTAGTCTGCGAGCGCGATTTGCCGGTTAAGCCAAGTTTGGATATATTGGCTCGCTGCCGTAATCAGGCGGGTTAGCAGCGCATCGTCGGTCGCAGGAAAGCTGGTCTGACCCGTTTGCAGCCAGGCCTTGACGTCGGCCAGCGTCGTCAAATCCGTAGAAGCCACCGCCTCAAGCCTTTATATGGAGAGTGTGCCGCCCAGACTGGGATCGGCTGGAAGCCGCGTTCGCCTTGTCGACAGCCGGGACGAAGCCGTGCGAGGCCAGCTCCGAAGCGGCCTTGGCAGGCACGGTAACATCCCCACTCAAATCGCTCAGATACTGCAGGCCCGCATAGGAACAACCTGTAGCATCGGCGTGATGCAGCGTCAGCGCTCCGCTCGAAACTGACTCACCTGCCGTCTTTGCCGGGACGAATCCGCCAACCGTCATCAGCGGACCGACAGCCTCGATAGGGACTCTGACCAAACCGTCAGCACCGACCGGATAGCGCGCCGTGCCATGGTTCGCCTCGTCTTGGGAAAAAGCCGCGCGAAGCACGATGAGCTCGCGCCTGGCGGGGGCCCCCGGGGTTAACCCGAGGGGCGCCATCGCGAGCCCTTGTTGGCAAGGCGAGCCGATTTGGGCTGTTGCCATTATCCGTTGCCAATATTGCCGATAACGCCCATCGCGAAGGGCGCGTAGACCGCCAGCACTTCCTCGGCATAAACTCCAACTTGGCGCTGGCGGGTCACGATCGGCCAGTCGATTTGGTAGTAATCCTGCCGGGTCTTGATTTCAGCAACGTTCGGAACTTCGTTCGACTGATATTGGATCGGCAGGTTCTCGGCCCATCCGATGATCGTGCCGGGCGGCACGCGTGGATGGATCCGAATCGGGATCCGCAGACCACCGTCTAGTGCAAAAGGATTGTAGTAGTACTGAATGACGCCCGATGCGGTAAGCTGATACTCGCCATTGCTGCCGTCCGCCGGACTGTCGTAGCGAAGCAACGGGCCCGAGGCGTTCGACAACACTTTAGTCGTGATATTCTTGAGCTCCTGCGAGTTGACATACAGTACTGTTGGCGACACTTGAAAATTGTCCCACATCTTTTGGAACATGATGTCGATCTCGACAACCGAGCCGCGGCCCGAGGCAGTCAGCGGCGTTCCACTGCCCGCTGTACCCGTCTGCATAACATTGACGTAAGCGTTCGAACCCGCCTTGAGCGCAGTGGTCAACAGGCCGTCATAAGCATAGCTGGGGTTGGCCGAGTTGTCCGCGATTATGGCCGTCTGCGGCTGGTTGCCCGTGCTCAGCGGCGCCGAGACGGCCAGACTGTTGATCGTCGTGATCGCCTGCAATGTCTCAGTTCCGCTAGAACTCGATACATACCACGCGTAGGCGACCGCCCCTTGCATAGGAGTTACAGTGCAATAGAGGGTTTGACCCAGCGTAACAGCCTGACTCGCCTCGGCGCTGATGTTCGACGAACCGCCGGAGAGTATGAAAGTCTTGCCATCGGCCCCGGGAACGGTCTTGGACGTGGCGACGCCACCAAGGAGGCTGGAATTCTGATAACCCTCCAGCGTGAGAGCCACGACCTTAACGTAATAGGTCGCGGCTGGGAGAGTGGCGCCCGAACCCGATGCCGACAATGTCGGGGTAGACGGCATACCCAAACTGAGGGATGCGTTACCGGCGAGGATTGCCATCTCCTCCTTCAGCATCATTTTCTGCAACAGGCGAAATGCCATCATCGCCTGCACGTCCTCGAAGGTACGGCCAGCGGAAATGGCTTCGAAGGTTGCCGCGTCCTCCTCGCCAATCGTCACAAAAGTGGAGGTCTTGGTCGATGTCGAATACGACATTTGACCAGAACGCTGGCCTTCCGGGACCCACCCCATCGCATCGAAGCCGGAGCCGATGATTCCGTTGATCTGGCGCCAGTTCGTCGCCGAGCCAACACCGCCGCCAACCCGCGGGATGATGTTCCTGAGTGGAGTGACGAAAGGATAAAGGTTTTTTGCCGGCGCCTGAAGGTCGTAGGCCAGTAACCCGGTCTGTGTCGAGATCGATTTAGCGATCGTGTAGTCGGGCTGGGCCAGAGCGCCCTTCATGAGCTCCAGCGTTTCGTGAGTAATTGCATTCATCAAGTCTTTCCTCCCGAAAACGGGGGCAATGAGACGGTCCGGACAATACCGGACCTCGCAACGGCCGGTGGGCCGAATAGGTTGATGCGCGCCGTGGGTAAGCCGCCCGCGGCGTGGCGTAAAAAAATTCTCAGGGTTCGACGGCACTCGTGCCAATCGGATTGGCGTAGCTCGCCTTGATCAGCGTCAATGTCTGTTGCTCCTTGCTCATTTTCGCCAATGCCGAGGCGACAGCTTCTTGTGAGAGCGCCGGTTCGCTATTCGCGAGGCCGCCACGGTCTTGTTGCTTTGATACCGACACCATGCCTTTTGCAATTGTGAGCGGTGGCAAGGGCGTTCTGGCGATCGCATCGACCCGCTCCGTGAGACGTTCGAGCATCGGTAGGATCTGGCCCAGGGCCTGGCCTAACACTTTCTTATCAGCGCGCTCGTCAGCCAGCGCCTTCGCCAAATCGTCAGCCCGCGCCCCCTTGTCGAATGACGCATTGTCCATTCGGGGCTCTGCATCCGATCCGGCGGCAGTGGCTGCGTCACAGTTAGCGCCGGCTGCGACGAGATGCCGGTGCGCCGCCATCAGCTGATCCATGGTTTCGCGCGAATGTCGCGCACCAACCTTTGCGGTCTGGCTGCAAGTCACGCCGTCAGTGAGCTCTCTGAGGCATTCATGCGCGATATCCATCATGCAGGGAGGCACGCGGCTAGTTCTGCCAAGTACTGCGGCGATGACGTCGAGCGTCTTTGACATGGGAGCCATGCCATCCGTGTTCGGCGGAGATTGCGGCGCCGGCGGAATGTTCCGGACGTTGTCCAAAGCAGAACGCGAACTTGGCCTGGTGAGGGTGCCGGCCTTCTCCAAATATTCGCTGGCCTTGCGGACGTTGTCGCCTTCTACGGCAGCGAGTTCCTCCATTTTCAGGCATTTGTCGCAGGCGAGGCTTGCCAGATCCAGCAGCGCTTGTTCCGCGCGCGCGGGCTTGGCCTTGGCTATGATATCAACGGAACGGCCTCCCGCACGGGCCGTCGCGGCGACGAGATCGGGCGCTGGTGGCGCAGACGGTGATCCATCCGTTTCGAGGTCCTCGTTCTCGTCGCCAGTCCGTTCCGTCACCAGCGCGTCTAAAAATTCGCGCAATTCGGCGACAATTTCCCGCATCCGAGCCGGCCGTTGAGCGTCATCACTGTTGTTCATTGCATCAGTGCCCAGCGTTTGCACCATCCACTCGAGATCGCTGACCAGACCTGCGATACGGTCAATATCCGCGAGCGTTTTGGCCAATGGACGGATAGCGGATTTTTCCGCGTCGTTCGCCGAAGGGGGGCCGTCTTTGTCGATCTTCTCCCTCCAAGCAGCAATGATTGCCGCCTTGATGCGCGCGAGCTGGTTGGCCGTGTATTTCTCGGCGTGGGCGGGATTGTTTATGTAATTCCAGGCTGCACGAATGTGCGGGATCGTCTCGATCGGGTAGCGCTTCTTTTTGTCCGCCTGATAACCAGGATCAGCATATTGCACGTCGCCGTAAGGCCCGCTCGCCCTGGTGGTCGCGCTATCGTTTGCGGTTGGAATGCCTGCCCTTCCGCTGATATGCTTCTCGATGCATTTGACCGCATCGACTTTCGCGAGGTGGCGGTGGTCACCAACCCCACACGCCCAGATCTGGATCGGCGGATTAAACGGCGCTCGCTGCTCCAGTCCTGAGCGATCCGCCCCCTCGCGAGGCGCCTCTGTCACAAGGGCTGCCTTCCAGCAGTCAAATACGGCTTCGGGGTTGGCCGGGCGATCGACGAGCGAGATCTCGTTCAGCGCGAGACCAGTGATGGTTTTCGGATTTCCGGGCTCGCGCTGCAGGACGCGGCCGCCAATGGAAAATCCTCGATACACTTGGTTCTTCACCTTAGCCACAGCGACCGGGTCGACGACATGGGCGACAATGCGGGTGGCGCCATCCTCGCAGACCTCGGCTTCGAGAGTGGTTCCAGCCGCCGACAGCTGATGCATCTCGCGCAGCGCAGGGAAGCGCATATATTCCGGTATTGCCGCGCGCATGGCATCGGCCTGGACAATTTCTCCCTGGTCGTCCACCGCCTCGGATGTCGCGATCCCGTACACGCGCACGGTCCCGTCATCCTGTGGCTCGACCTTTTGGATTGCGCCGTAGAGTCGCATCATTCGAATCCCGGTCAAATTTCAGATTGGGTACTCACACGGGCAGAGCGGCATCACGAGCCTGGTAGCCTGCACTCGAGCATTGCGTTCAGTTTCAAAACACGGCCATCGCTGAGATTGGCCGTGGCCGCCAGAACATACGTGCCGCCGGCGGCAGAAGACGGCATTCCGCCAATTTGAGCGACCGAAAATGAACCCAGGCGCGTCTGCAGTGAGCCGTCCACAGGCGAGCGCAACCTAATGGCGGTTTGCTGTGAAACCGACAGCACGCGCGACTGCGGCGCTGGGTCGATTGCGGTCTGATAAGGGGCGAGTGTGCAAATCCACTCCGTCGACACGATTGCAGCGGAACCCACATCGGGGCTGAAGTCGAACGCAAAATTGTCGGCTTCGCCGACTTCGATGGGGTCGAATGGGGTTGTTATGCGCAT